GTCGGAGTGGCGATGATTTGCGGCAGACCTGTCGGAATAAAGCCCGATAAAGAGTTCACTTGTGAGGTGAACAGATTATGTACTGACGGTACATACAATGGTTGGGCAATGCTCTATGATACGTGTTACCGAGTGGTAAAAGAAAATGGTTATAAGAAACTCATCATATACATTTAAAATGGGTTTTTGCCATAAAGGATTTGCTTTGAAAGGAGAAAAAAAGCTAATGATTAAATTTGAAAATACAGAAGTCGTTGGTTGGGGGTCTGCGATCAGAGGTATGCGCAATCCTATGAACTCTTGGGGGAAGAGTGATAGCCATCGCGATGGTTGTAGCCGTACACCGTTATGCTATAAATCTAAATATTACACTGTTGGTCCAAATGATCTCGATCTCATGACTCGTCTTCGAAATGCTGGTACCGACCACCGTAAATTTATGCGAATGATTACAGTGTATGTTGATATTACTGCTCCGCTATATTGGTGGAAAGAATTTGACACATACAAGGTTGGTACAGTTGCAAACTCTTGTAGTACCATGCACAAAATCGCAGATAAGGAATTTACGCTTGAAGATTTTAGTTGCGAACATCTTATTTCTGACGAAACTATCCCATGCCGTGTTTATTCAGCAAAAGGTATGATGGAAGCTACTGTAAATAACCTAAATATGTTTCGTAAACTTTATCTTGAAACTCAAGACAAAAAATATTGGTGGCAAATGATTCAACTTCTGCCGAGCTCTTATAATCAACGCCGAACAGTCATGTTGAATTATGAAGTCATAGCTAATATTTATAAAGCTCGCAAAAATCATAAGTTGGATGAATGGTCTTTTGGTTTTATTGAATGGATTAGGAGTTTGCCATATTCGGAATTGATTACCGGAGGTACCATAAATGGGTAAAAAGTCATGATAAAGAAAACACTTTACATTGCTAATGACGGTGAAGTAACGGAATATTGCGTACAAGGCCCCTGCCCGAATTTCAAAACCGTTGAGCAAATCAAAGTCGAGGCATACAAAGAGTTTGCGGAGAAATTGAAAGATGCCGCTATGCCCTATTTAAGGGGTGGCAAATATTATGAGATAATTACAACACGATGTATTGATACTCTCTTAAAAGAAATGGTTGGTGAGGAAGAATGATACCTTTTCCAAATAAAAAATACAGCGTTATATACGCTGATCCACCGTGGAGTTACCAAGACAAGCGATGCAGCGGTAACGCCGCAGATCATTACCCCACAATGCGTATTGAGGATATATGCAGCTTGCCGGTGCAGGAATTGGCAGCTGATAACTGCGTGCTTTTCCTTTGGGCAACATACCCGATGCTCAAGGAGGCTTTGAAAGTAATTGAGGCGTGGGGCTTTAAGTATAAAAGCATCGGCTTTCAATGGGTAAAACAAAACCGCAGTGGCAATGGCTACTTTTTCGGCCTTGGGCGTTGGACCAGGGGTAACACGGAGCCTTGCCTTATAGCTACTAAGGGTAAGCTCCACAGGGCAAGCAACAGCGTAAGCCAACTCATTTTTGCACCGCTGCGTGCCCATTCCCAAAAGCCGGATATTACACGAGATAAGATCCGAGAGCTTATGGGGGGAAAATCACTCTTACATAGAGCTTTTTGCAAGGAATACAACCCCCGGATGGGACGTCTGGGGAAACGAGGTAAATAGGTATGGCAACTAAAATATACATAGCCGGAAAGATTACCGGCGATCCGAACTACAAGGCAAAGTTTGCGGAGGCTGAAAATTTCTATAAAAAAAAGGGCTACACCGTACTCACACCAACTTGGATGCCCGCCGGTATGCGGCCTGCTGATTATATGCGTATTTGCTTTGCGATGATTGATACCGCAGATGTGGTTGCTTTCCTGCCGGACTTTAAGCAGAGTGCGGGTGCGGAGGTTGAACACGCATATTGCTGCTACATTGATAAGAACATCCGGCATTATGAGGATGACAAGAGCAAAGCACAGTGCGCTGCCAAGATTTCAACGGATCTTTCAATGCCAATGGCAGCACCGGTTATGCCGGATCCTGCCGAGGAAATTAAAAAGGCTATTGAAAAAGAACTCCGCAAAGGGCTATACCCCGACTTTTTGAGGGAGGCGAAACCTTGAAACACTACGGTGATATTACAAAAATAAACGGTGCCCTCGTTGAGCCCGTCAATGTGATTATTGGCGGCAGCCCGTGCCAGGATCTCTCTGTTGCGGGCAAGCAGGCAGGGCTTGCCGGTGAACGGTCCGGGCTCTTTATGGAGCAATTACGGATAATAAAAGAAATGAGGAGGGCTGACCTTGAACGAGGCAGAACAGGAAAAGACACCCGCCCAAGGTATATGGTGTGGGAAAATGTGCCTGGAGCTTTCAGCTCCACAAAAGGAGCCGACTTTGGAGCCGTGCTCCAAGAAACAGCAAAAGTGGCCTGCGAACAAGCCCCCGCTGTTCCTATCCCTAAAAACGGATGGCCTCCTGCCGGATGCCTCACCGATATGGGAGGACAATGGAGCATTGCGTGGCGAGTATTTGACGCACAGTTTTGGGGTGTGCCCCAAAGACGAAAACGCATCGCACTTGTCGCAGATTTTGGAGGCCTCACCGCACCCGAAATACTCTTTGAGCGCCAGGGCGTGCCTGGGTATATTAAACCGTGCGGAAAAGAGGGGCAAGCAACTCCCGGAAATATTGAAACTTGCTTTAATACAGCAGGCTCAACGAGGGGGGCTTATTGCATACAAGGCAACTGTATCGACAGAGCCGATACCGCAGGATGCAACGGCAAAGGATGGACAGAGGGCGTAAGCTACACCCTCAACACCATTGACCGCCCCGCTGTGCTCCCTTTTGTACCAAGCCCGCCGAAAAATAAGGATGTTGTGGTGTTTGAGCCGGGATCCTGTTCCCGTGTCGGCGGGCATATATGGCAAGACGGCAAAAGCCCCTCATTAAGGGCAGAACCCGGCGATAATCAGCCAGCCATAGCCCTTGAACACCACCCAAACGATAGTAGGCTCAAAATAGCCGAGGATGGTGTGGTGCAAACGCTCAGCGCCCGTATGGGTACCGGGGGGGGAATGTTCCCCTCGTTATGTGTATGATCCCCGATTTTGGAACATAGCAACGCCGGAGCAACCGATGTTTACCATTTTGGCAACGAGCTACAAGGATCCACCGGTTGTGATAACGGAGGTACATAAACAATGATAATGTTTGAAAATTACCAATTTGCAAACTACCGCCCAGGCTGCGGAACGCTGAAAGCCAGCGGCGGCGATTACGGGGGGGGGGCTCGGAAAACTTGATCGTGTATCAGTATTGGAACGGCGAACAAGTCACCGACACCCTCACAGCAAGAAACGCGGGAGGAGGACAACGGATGCCGGATAAACAAAACTTTAATTGTGTAGTAGGCTTTCACCTGCTGCAAGATCCTATAACAGACGAAAACAAAACGCCATGCCTGTCCGCAGGCAGCCCAACGGGCGAGGCATCGCTCGGCGTATGTATGGAACAAGAAACGCAATATATCGTGCGGAGGCTTACACCGCTTGAGTGTGAACGCCTGCAAGGCTACCCGGACGGCTGGACGGATATAGGTAAATGGATGGACAGCAAAGGCAAGGTGCATAAAGAAAGTGCCGACAGTGCACGCTATAAAGCCCTCGGCAACAGTATAGCAATACCGCCCTGGACTTATGTATTGCAAAGGCTTTCACTCTGCTGCGGTGCAAAGCCGACAATGGCAAGCCTATTTGATGGCATCGGCGGTTTTCCGCTGATATGGGAAAGCCTTAACGGCAAAGGCTCTTGTATATGGGCAAGTGAAATTGAGGAATTTCCCATCGCCGTAACAAAATATCACTTTCCGGAGGAGGTAAACAACGATGGCTGATGCAGATAAATGCACCGTTTGCGGTGAGATTATTCCGGAGGGCAGGCAGGTTTGCCCTCTGTGTGCAAAGGAGGTGCCCGATATGGGCAATAACAAAAACCCTTATTATAACAGCGAGGGCTATGCCGATCCCACCGCCATGGGTGTGGGCGGTAAGGAGTAACCGCTATGCAATATGATCGTAAAATTGCCATAGCCTCCGGTGCAAGCAGGCGTGCAACCGTATGGACCACGCAAACGCTTATGGTATCGGAATTATGGCAAAAGTTAAAAGTGCCCGCAAGGGGCACCGAAACCCTTGCAGAATACCTAAACCTAAAAAAAGCGCAGCAGGACGATCTCAAGGATATAGGCGGCTTTGTCGGCGGTACCCTTAACGGGCCGCGCCGCAAGGCCAACAATGTGGCCGGGCGTGATATTATCACCCTTGACCTTGACAACATACCCGCAGGGCATAAAGACAATGTGCTCCGCATCGTGGAGGGTTTGGGCTGTGGGTACTGTGTTTACAGCACCCGAAAGCACCAGCCTGCTGCCCCTCGTCTGCGTGTGCTCTTTCCGCTTGACAGAACGGTAACGGCTGACGAATACGAGCCCATCGCCCGTAAAGCAGCTGAATATATAGGCCTTGAATATGCTGACCCCACAACCTTTGAGCCCAGCCGCCTTATGTATTGGCCGAGCTGCTGCCGTGATAGTGAGTATGTGTATGTTGTGGGTGATAAACCTTTCTTATCTGCCGATGGCCTGCTTGCACAGTACACCGATTGGCACGATATGACACAGTGGCCCGCCCTGCCGGGGCAAGCACAGTTTACCAAGCTGGCAGTAAAACAAGGCGATCCGGATGGTAAAAACGGCGTTGTGGGTGCTTTCTGCCGCACCTATGACATACAGCGTGCAATGGACGAGCTGCTCCCCGGTATTTATGAGCCGGTTGACAATGTGCCCGGCAGATATACATACCTCGGAGGCTCTACCACGGGCGGCGCCGTGCTTTACGATGACGGCAAATTTTTATACAGTCACCACGCGACGGATCCCTGCGGCGGCCGCCTTGTAAATGCCTTTGACCTTGTGCGCCTGCACAAGTACGGCGATAAGGACGATACCGCAGCCGCAGGCTCACCCACCAACCGCCTGCCCTCCTACCTTGCTATGTGTGAGTATGCCTGCGGGCTTTCGGATGTTAGCGCACTTATAAGCAAAGAACGGTACGAAAGCGCCGTTAAGGACTTTGACGGAATCACCGCTGACGAGAGTGAGGAGCCGGAAAATTGGATGGCGCTGCTTGAAAAGAATACCCAGACGGGTGCTGTTAAAGCCACCATTGACAATGTGCGTATTATCCTGGAGCACGATCCCCTGCTTAAAGGCAAGTTTGCGCTTAACGAATTTGCCGGCCGTGGTGAGGTGCTCGGCTCCCTGCCGTGGGATAAGCGGGAAAAACGCCGCCTGTGGGATGATAACGATAACCAAGGGCTATATTGGTACCTTGAGCGTGTGTATAAGATTTCCGGCAACGGCAAAGTGGATGGGGCTCTTTCCCTCCATTCCAACGCCCACGCCTTCAATGATGTAAAGGACTACCTCAAGGGCTTGCAGGGCAAGTGGGATGGCGTGCCCCGCCTCGATTGCCTTTTTATTGATTACCTCGGCGCAAAAGATACGGCATATAACAGAGCCGTAACCCGCAAGGCCTTTACTGCCGCCGTTGCCCGTGCTATGACACCCGGCTGCAAGTATGACAATATGGTTATTTTGGCCGGTCCGCAGGGTATCGGTAAAAGTACCCTGCTGGATAAAATGAGCCGTGGCTGGTTTAATGATAGCATACGCACCTTTGAGGGCAAAGAGGCAAGCGAACTGCTCCAGGGCGTTTGGCTTGTGGAGGTGTCGGAGCTTGATGCTTTCCGGCGTACCGATGTAAGCCGCATCAAGCAGTTTTTGAGCCTCCGTGCGGATCGTTTCCGTGCGGCGTATGGGCGTAATGTTAAGGAACTGCCCCGCACTTGCATCTTTTTCGGTACTACCAACACCGCTGAATACTTGCAGGACACCACCGGCAACCGCCGCTTTTGGCCGATAGACACCGGCGAACAGAGGCACACCAAAAACGTGTGGCGTGACCTCGATCCAGAAATAGATCAGCTGTGGGCCGAGGCGTACGTACGCTGGCAGGCCGGCGAGCCTCTTTACTTATCCGGAGCCATTGAGGATGCTGCCAAGGAAAAGCAAGAGGAACACAGAGAGGCATCCAGCCGTGAGGGTATCGTGCGTGAATTTATGGAGCGACCGGTGCCGGACGATTGGAGCAAGTGGCCGCTTGACAAGCGGCGTATGTTCTGGGGCGGCGTAACAATGGGCAGCGACAGCCTGCACCTTGTGCCCCGTGATCGCATTTGCGCCCTTGAGGTTTGGTGTGAGGCTTTCAACGGCAACATTAAAGAGATGAAAAACACCGACACCAGAGAGCTTAACGCTATTATGGCAACAATGCCTGGCTGGCAAAAAGCAAGCAACGCAAAGTATATGGGGCCCTATGGTACGCAGCGTGGGTTTATTAAACTCTAACAGTTAGCGTCTAACGTTTTGTTTTTCGTGTAGAATTGTTAGAAAAATGCCAGCTAACATTTTTACACGGAAAAACATTGCTTTGTTAGATTGTTAGAGAGATTGTTAAACCGAAAACCCGCATAAAATAAGGCTTTTTATTACTTTTCTAACAATCTTACAATTATTCTTATAGAGCATAAAACAGAGAGTTATATACCCCCTAACCCCCTATTACGCGTATATATAGAAAAAAAAATGTTTTGTTGTTAGAATACAAATAAAGATAAAGAAAGAACGAAAACGATGCTTGAAAAAACTGTTGAAAGAGAATTGTGCGATCGAGTGAAAAATGATCTCGGCGGCTGGGCATTAAAGTTTGTGAGCCCCGGACAAAACGGCGTACCGGATCGCATTGTGCTTGTGCCATATGGGCGTATATATTTTGTGGAAACAAAGGCACCCGGTAAAAAACTGCGTAAGCTGCAAGAATATGTTTGCGGTTTGATAAAGCGATTAGGTTTTAGGGTGCTGCGGATAGACTCCAAGGAAAAGGTGGAGGCTTTCGTAAGGGAGGTGCAAAGGGATGAGTAAGGTACAGCGGCAATGCGATTGGTGCGGAAAAACGATCTCCCGATATCCAAGTCAATTTGCCGGAAAGCAAAGAATCTTTTGTTGTAGAAAATGCTTTGATGAATATTCCACCAAGGCATTAAACCCAAACGGATATGCATATAAAGATTTCTCAAAAAGCAGCGAATTTTTACACACGCATAACGCTGAATTTAATAAGCATCGTATGACTCCGACGGTGAGATGGAAATTACGAAAGGCACACTTGAATACCGGCGCAGGAAAAACATACACAAAGTTCCTGTCAAGACACGAGCACAGGGTTGTTGCTGAACTTATGCTTGGCAGAGCATTAAAACCAGGTGAAGTTGTTCACCATATCGACGGAAACAGACGGAATAACAATCCCAATAATTTAATGGTGTTTAGCAGTCAAAAAGAACACGCTGCTTTTCACGCAAAAGGAGGTGGTCAAAATGGAGTATAAGCCGCATAACTATCAGGCGTATTGTATAAACCGTATCGTAAATGATCCGGCAGTCGGACTGTTTTTGCGGCCTGGTTGAAGGCTTGGGAAAAACTTCAATAACACTTTCGGCAATAAACATTTTGAAATACTTTAAGTGGAACATTGCAAGGGCTTTGGTTGTAGCGCCTAAAAAGGTTGCAGAGGGTACCTGGAGCAAGGAGGCAAACAAGTGGGATCACTTAAAGCATTTGCGTGTGGTTACGGTCCTGGGATCGTCCGCAAAGCGTATAAAGGCACTTAACACCCCCGCGGATGTGTATGTTATAAACCGTGAAAACATACCCTGGCTGGTTGAATACTATCAGCAAGCGTGGCCGTTTGATATGGTGGTGCTTGACGAAAGCACGAGCTTCAAGAATGGCCAAAGTAAACGCTTTAAGGCAATAAAACTTGTAAGGCGTTTTTGCAAAAAGGTTGTGCTGCTTACCGGTACGCCGTCCTCCAAGGGGCTTATGGATCTGTGGGCGCAGATTTATTTGCTTGACGAGGGCGCGCGGTTGGGCAAGAATATAACACAATTCCGCACACGGTACTTTGACGCCAATACACACGGCGGGCATTTTACCGATTACAAACCAAAAGAGGACGCCGAGGCGGCGGTACTTAACGCTATAAGTGATATTTGCATATCAATGAGAGCCGAGGACTACCTGGAGTTACCTGCTTGTATCGAGCACGATGTCCCCATAGTGCTTGATGATAAGACAATGAAAGCGTACAAGCAATTTGAGCGTGATCTGCTGCTTACCATTGACGAGGACACCATAACCGCCAACACTGCCGGGGTGCTTACCGGCAAGCTGTTACAGTTTTGCAGTGGTGCAATGTATGACAATGACCGCAAGGCCGTACATATTCACGATTGCAAAATCGAGGCCTATATGGAGCTTTTGGAAAGCCTAAACGGTGAGCCTTGTATTACATTCTATGGCTACCAGCACGATAAGGATCGAATCCTTGCCGCCCTTGAAAAAACAAAGCTGCGTGTGTGCGTTTATAAAGGCACTGAGGACGAGGATGCCTGGAACAGCGGCAAGGTTGATGTGCTGTTGGTGCACCCAAGCAGCTGTGCCTATGGGTTAAACCTGCAAGCAGGCGGCCGGCACATTATCTGGTTTACACCAAACTGGAGCTTTGAGCTTAACGATCAAGGAAAGTGCCGTTTGTGGCGGCAGGGCTCCCCGTATGATAAGGTTTATGTGCATTACCTTATTGTGCAGGGGTGCGTTGACGAGGATGTGCTTGATGCCATAAGGGAGCGTGCAGGCACACACGAAACTGTGATGCAAGTGCTTAAAGCCCGTATCAAGAAAATAAAGGAGTAATTTTTATGGATAATAAGACAGCAAAAGAAGTTGGCAAGCAAATCACAAAGAGAAAACGCCCCGACCTGTCGGAATCGCAGACCGTTCATACTGAGCCGGGAGACAATCGGAAATACATTCTGCATTCGCTTCGCTTGGCTGAGTTGCCGAAACTGAACTTGACGAGTGTTGAAGAAGTGACACAAAGGATAAAGGACTACTTCACAATATGCGCCGAGGACGATATGAAGCCGAGTGTTGCGGGATTGGCTCTTGCTATGGATATTGATAGACGGTATCTGTGGGAAATCAGAGAGGGGCGAAAAGGTAAAAATCCCGCGGTGGCGGACACGCTAAAAAAAGCGATGAAAATTCTCGATCTCCAAATGGTCGATTATATGCAGAACGGCAAGATTAACCCCGTGTCCGGCATTTTCCTGATGAAGAACAATTTCGGCTATGCTGACAAGCAGGAAGTTGTACTCACTCCCAATAATCCGCTCGGCGACACAAAGGACACAAAGGAGCTTGAAGAGCAATACATAGACAGCGTGGTTGATAATTGAAAAATTTGACCGTGGCAAAAATTTGACCGCGACAAAAATTTGACCGGAGCAAAAATTTGACCGCTACTTTTTTAGGTGGCGGTTTTCCTTTTTTGTACCCGTTCCTCGCCGGCAAATAAAAATTGATTGTAGAGCGTTATAGAGGACGTTAACCAAAAAGCATTAAAAAAAGAACCCCGAGAACGTGTCCCGGAGGTTCTTTTGTTGTCTTGCTGTTTAGTCGGGGAATTTTCCGGCTTTTTTAATTTCGTCTGATGTCATAAGATGTTGTGATAGTTGCTACTATATTTTTCATATCTTTTTACCTCTCTTTTTTATTTGGTTTTCATATTCTCGCTTCTCGCGTTCTTCCTCTTCTTCGAGGTGTTCCTGATATGCTTCGGGGCCTTGTTTCCATATGGATATGGCCTTCCAATCTGGCATCTCGTCAACCGTTCTGGGGTTTAAATTAAAACAGCTTTTTAATTCAGATCTAATCTTTTCTTGTGTGATTTTTTCTGCGTTTACAATATATTCTGTGTACGACTCTTTTATATATCTTTTAAGGGTTGCAACGTGCTTTTTAATCCGCTTTTTTGTTTCGATTTCCGGGTCTTCGTATGTGTGAAAACCGCCGTGTTTTACTTCGTATGACCAATGATCCACCATTACATTATTTTCATTGTAGATATAAATATAAATGTAACGTGCTAAAGAGTTTTTAACGATTTCTTTGATTGCTTCTTCGTCTATAATTGGGTAGTGGCAATCTAACCGGTTTGTTTTTGTTTTTTCGTCGTAATAGTAAGACATATATTTAACTCCTTTTCTGTATTCGTGTATCCCGAGTATAGCATATCAAATTAACGGGGTCAAGCCTTACAGCTTGAGCCCCGCCGCGCTCGCTACAATGGCAAAAGGTAAAATTAAAAATAATATTAAAATCATTGGCGCGCCTCCTTTTCAAAATATAAAAAATAGGTTTGAATTGCGGGCGGTGATTGCGTAATATTCGCCCGTTTCGGTGTTCTGAATTAACCCGCCGTTAATGCCATATATGCCGGAGCTGTAGCCGATCTTTTCGCAATGCTTCCATTGTTCTTTAACTTCGGCGGCGGGCGCGTTCGTCAAATCGTGCGCCATACCGCAGCGGACAAGGTCTTTTAATTCTCTTAACGTGTATTTTCTCATTTCTGCGCCGCCCCTTTCTTTAACTCTCTATATATTAGCATTGTAAGTTTTTGCTCGGCTTGCTCTTCGGTATATCGTGCTTTTTCTTCGTCCGTCTCTTCAAGGGTTGCGCCGAGGTCATCGACTGCGGAGCGGTTGTAGTAATAACAAGTATCAAGGACAGACGGCAAGCCGGCGCACCAGTCGGCAAACGCTGCAAGCTCGTTATTTCGATAATATCGGAAATCCTCGGGGGTGTTGTATTTTTCGCTTTTAAATGTGGCTAAAATAAAACGGGCTATTTCGGGGAAGTCCTCCGGCGGGTTGTCCGTGTAGTTCTCAGGCGTAAAGCCGTTCATAATGTAAGCCCGGATATTTTCGGCGGCTTTTTTACTGTTTGTTTTTAGCATTGTATATCCTCCTTGTATTTGTGCCGAGTGCGTGCTACAATAGAGAAGCAGCCGCCCGGCGTGGGTGTGTTGTGTGGGCGTTCCGCTTTTGCTTTGGTCGGCTGTGCGGTGCGCCCTTTTCTTATTACGGTATTATTATATATTATTTGTTTAGGGTTGCCAAGTCTTTTTTCAAACATTTTTATTTATTTTATAACCCGTAGCAAATAAAAAAATGTTTCCGGATAGCCTTTAGTTGGGGTATGCTCTAAATAAATAGTTTTGTAATCGTGCCGGGCGTGATCTGTACCCGTGGGGGATTGTGGCGGGCGTTGTGGGTGGGGGTAGGTGGTTTTTCCACCGAGAAAAAATAAAAAGGCGTTTGTTTGGGAATTTTCAAACAAAACTATTGACAAACACTTTTATTTGTGATATTCTATACTCAGAAAAGGAGGATACCTCAAATGGCAAACAATATTTCTTTCGGCTATATCAGAGTGTCATCAAAAGACCAAAACGAAGCGCGACAAATCGAAAAAATGCGCGAATTGGGAATTGACGAAAGACACATATTTATAGATAAGGAAAGTGGTAAAGATTTTGACCGTGAGCAGTATAAGGCTCTCGTAACAATGCTTCGTGACGGAGATGTTTTATATATTCCGAGCATTGACCGTCTTGGTAGAAACTACAACGAGATACTCACTCAATGGAGCGTTATCACTAAGGATAAAGGTGCAGACATTGTTGTTCTTGATATGCCGTTACTCGACACTCGTAACGACCGAGATTTAACGGGTACACTCATTTCCGATATTGTATTACAGTTGCTTTCATATGTGGCGCAAAAAGAGCGTGAGAATATTCGTATACGGCAAGCCGAGGGAATCGCCATTGCCAAAGCAAATGGCGTCTATAAAGGACGAAAACCCATTGAGGTTGATAAAGATAAGTTTGAATTGGTCTATGGTGAGGTTTCTCGTGGAGAGAGGACGAACAAGTACGCTATGCAGAAGCTCGGCTTAAAGCCGAACACTTATTATCGCTTTGTTCACGAGTTCAAAACGCAAACAGGGTTGTGGAGTAAGTGATATGACAGACAAAGATCGTTTTTCAGAAGTTCCCCATTACGAACTTATAAGGGATAACGGACAGATTCATATTCCGCCCGTTTTTATGTTCAAAGGTGGTCACATCGAATTATTTTCTTTTCTCGCAGCTTGCCGTGAAAAGAATTGCACAGTTGTTTTTGATAACGAGGATATGACGATAGAGCCGACAGATGATGTTTTGAAAGATTTTCTATTGAGCATTTATGCCCAGATTGCAGAGTCACCTAAGATAGCGAACGACTATATGCGTTATCTTTCTAATCTTGACAAAATGAATTGGGTTAAAGGCGTTCACGAACCCATTCTCACAAAGGAGGTATAGCAATGAGTAGACCTGTTTATTTTATTTTCGATGGTTGGTATTACAAAATAATAGGTACTATTTTGGCATTTGTCGGCGTATTCGTCGTTATACCGATACTCTTGCTTCCACAAACAACAGCCTCTGACAAGCACACAAAGGAGGTTTTAACTCGCATAGACCAAGGTGACATAGATTATACGTTTGGGGACGTGTCGGAACTCGCATCGTGTTTTACCACAAACGAGCAAAGTGAAAAGTACAAAGGGAAAATAGTTAGTTTTACGTGTGTTGTATCATACATTGGTGAAGAGACGTATGACTATTGTTACCCGGGAATATCTTTGAAAAGCGAGAAAACGGGTAAAATCTTAGCAAACTGTTGTGTAGCAATTCCAAACAAAACCAGATATTCAACCGTTGATGAGTTGAAAGCTCAATTTAACGAGGGTGACAAAATTACTGTGATAGGTGAAGTTGCTGGAGGAGGCGGCGGTTATGGAGCCCTTAATATAGATAATTGCAAGGTTATCAAGTGTAGCTAATTGAATAAGGCGCGTATAATCGGGTGCGCGTAAACAGTCAACAGGGACTATCTCATTTGAGGTAGTCCCTTTATTTTTTTGGAGGTAATAATGCGAAAAGTAAGTATTTTAGGAACAACATACAGCGTACATACGGGTGTCTCGTATCAAAAAGATGCCGCTCTTAAAGGTTTATTCGGATACTGTTCTCATATAAAGCGAAAAATCGTGGTGGGCGATTTGCTTACTTGTGATGGTTGGTCAAATGAACGAGAAGAAGACCTAAAAGCGCAAGAGCGGCTAACACTTCGTCACGAAATTATACACGCTTTTCTTAACGAGAGTGGATTAACTTCAAGCAGTAATGGGGTTGACTGCTGGGCAAGAAATGAAGAAATGGTTGACTGGATTGCTATTCAATATCCGAAGATTAAAAAGGTATTTCAGCAGTTAGGGTGTGATGAATAATTATGAATAAGTTACTGATCACAAAAATTTTTCAGAAAATAAAAAAGGCACCTACGGACATCACTGCCTATGAGGATTTGTTCTCACTTTGCCGAAACATTGAGCAGGAGGATTTTGCACTTGCACATTCAACCAATGAGGCATTGAGGAAGAGAATATCGATAGCAATAAAGTACAGAAAAAATGTTGAGGGTTTCTTTGAACTGTACAAAAAGACATTGCTCTTTGATGCACCACACTTTTTTGACTCTTATCTTCTCTATCTTGAAATAAATCGTAAGCCGGAGGAACGGTTTTATCAGCCACGGCGTAGAGTTCTCAAACGGGTAGTCGATGCTTTGCAGAAACTTACCAATGACGAGTTGGACGAATTATTTATATCTATGCCCCCTCGTGTTGGCAAGACAACCATTTTGATGTTCTTTGTTACTTGGCTTATCGGCAGAAAGAGTGAAGCGTCTAACCTGTATTCGGCGTATTCCGATACCATTACCAAAGCATTCTACAACGGCGTTTTGGAAATCATAAATGACCCTGTAACCTATCTGTGGCACGACGTTTTTCCGAATGCTAAGGTTGTTCAGACCAATTCGCAGGACGAGACAATTAACATTGACCGAAGAAAACGGTACCCCTCGCTGACTTGCCGGTCGCTATACGGAACATTGAACGGTGCTTGTGACTGCAACGGGTTTGAAATTTCCGATGACCTTATCGGCGGTATTGAGGAAGCACTTAATAAAGACCGCCTTATTTCTGCGTGGAGCAAGGTGGATAATAACCTGTTGCCCCGTGCGAAAGAAAAAGCAAAAATTCTTTGGTGCGGTACACGGTGGTCTATGGTTGACCCTGCCGGTCTGCGAATGGAACTTTTAGAAAACGACGAACGGTTTAAGAATCGTCGTTATGAGATAATCAACCTCTCGGCTCTTGATGAAGATGATGAGAGTCAGTTCGACTATGATTATTCCGTAGGCTTCTCTACTGAGTATTATCGTATGCGTCGCGCTTCATTCGAGCGTAATAACGATATGGCATCGTGGCAGGCGCAGTATATGGGAGAGCCTATAGAGCGAGACGGCGCGTTATTTTCACCGGGAGAATTTCGTTACTACAACGGTGTTTTACCCGACGAAGAGCCTGACAGGGTGTTTATGGCCGTAGACCCTGCTTTCGGTGGCGGTGACTTTGTAGCTTCTCCTGTGTGCTTTCAATATGGGGACGACATTTATGTACACGATGTTGTCTATGATAGCGGAGATAAGAGAATAACACAGCCATTGCTGGCGCAGGCTGTTATCAAATACAACGTAGCGGCGATGCAGATTGAAGCGAACAAATCTACCGAGGCTTATAAGGACGGTGTGCAAGATGAGCTTAAAAAGCAAGACCGCAGAATAAACCTTACGACTAAAGCCGCTCCGTCCGATAAGGCTAAGTATCAACGTATATTTGATAAAGCTCCCGATATACGTGAGAATATGATTTTCAGGGAGTCCGGCAAACGCAGTAAGGCGTACAGTTTGTTTATGCAGAACGTTTTCTCTTACAAAATGTTCGCAAAAAACAAGAACGACGACGCGCCTGACAGTCTTGCTATGGCTATGGATATGGTACGGGGTTCTACGATGCGCACACAAGTGTTTAAGCGTCTGTTTTAGCCTCGGCGTAATATTTTGTAATATTTCCTGAAATTTTAAAAATTTAATGTATAATTTACACAAAGAGGTATAAGGTGGTGTACGAAACGGATACTTTACTTGGTCGAAAAGTCATATATACAGACGAAGACGAAATAACGCAAGATAATGTTTTGGAGGTTCTGAATGACGCTATGCTCATTCATTCTGTAAACCGCTCCGAAATAGACTATCTGTATAAGTATTATCGTGGCGACCAGCCTATCCTCAAGAGGCAGAAAGATGTTCGTCCGGAGATATGTAACCGCATAGTAGAAAACAGAGCAAATGAGATTGTGTCTTTTAAAGTGGGTTATCTTATGGGCGAACCCGTTCAGTACGTAGGTCGCGGACGAGTAAACGCCGATGAGCTTAACACTCTGAATGACTTTGTTTTTGCAGAAGACAAGGCGGCTAAAGATAAAGAGCTCGCGGACTGGTTTACAATATGCGGGACATCTTACCGTATGATTTTGCCTGACCCCAAAGACGAAGCGGACGAATCACCCTTTGAAATATACACACTTGACCCACGCAATGCTTTTGTTGTATATCACAGCGGTTTAGGTAACAAGCCGATGATGGGTGTTAAGTATGTTATCAAGAAAAACGGAAGCATTGTATTTTCGATTTATACCAAAAATCAGTATTTCGAGGTATCACAGCCCGGAGTATTCAGTCAGAATAGCAGTAATAATTATAAAACGATAACGAGGGCGGAAAATCACACCCTCGGTGATATTCCGATTATAGAATACCCCGCTAATTCTTTTAGACTTGGTGCTTTTGAAATTGTACTTCCCCTATTGGACGCAATGAATGTTATAGCTTCAAATCGTATTGACGGGGTTGAACAGTTTATACAGGCGTTACTGGTGTTAAAAGGTATTGACCTTGAGGCTCCTGAGTTTAAAGAGCTGCGCGAGAACGGCGGGCTCGCCTGCCCTCCTGATGGTGACGCTTATTATCTTACACAAGAGCTTAATCAAACGCAGACACAGACTCTTGTAGATTATATGTACCAAACTGTACTTACAATATGCGGTATGCCTAATCGCAACGGTGGCAGCTCAACAAGCGATACCGGCTCAGCGGTTATAATGCGCGACGGTTGGCAGGCTGCCGAAGCAAGAGCTAAAGACACAGAGCTGATGTTCACGATGTCCGAAAAGCGGTTCTTGCGCCTCGCTATTCGTATATCAAACACCACTCGTGATATGAATTTGAAATTGTATTCTATTCAAATACGATTTACAAGGCGTAATTATGAGAACATACAGGAGAAGTCTCAGGTATTAACTACTATGCTTGCCAATGATAAGATTCACCCGAAATTGGCTTTTGAGCATAGCGGTATGTTTATCGACCCCGACCTTGCATACACGATAAGTGCCGAGTACGCCGAGGCAAACAAAGCCAAACAATTACAAGAGCTTGAAAAAGCTGCGGAGTATGAAACGGCAAAGGCTAAATCTACTGCTGTTACTGAGCAGAGTAATCAATCGCCCGACGATACATCAGCCACTTAACGCGAGGTATGAAGTATGTACGAACTGACCGATATAGTTATCGAAAACATTCGGAAAGAGTTGATACGCGATTTCTCAAAGCTTAAAAGCTTGCTCTCTTATGATGAGTTAAATGTGATGTCTGCTACTAAAGCTGTTTATTCTAAGATAGACCTTTATGTAAGACAGATGTTTTTACAACTAATGCAAGCGGTGTACAAAAAGGTAACCAAAAGAACCTGCCCGTATAACTACGCGTGGCTTGAGAGCTTTCTTCTTGAATATGATGAAGTAAGTAAATATGTTTATGCTAATGAATTTGAGAGAAAAAGAGACCGATTAGCTGAGGCTCTGATAGCCAGCCCTAAAAAGAATGAGGAAATAGACGCTGCTTTACGTTATTTGTCTTTTATGCTGACGGCGTATGCTGTTAGAGTTACGGATCAGGTGGTTTTGACGGCTTATCAAGATATGGGTATAGACGCAGTCAGATGGAAAGCTGAAAAGGACAATAAGACTTGTACCATTTGTAAACATCGCAATGGGCATATTTATGATATTGAGCAAGTACCCCCTAAACCGCATTTAAATTGTCGTTGTGAGTACGAGGAGGTTTGATATGGAGTTACCCCAGAAAGCTACCGAAGAAATTGAAAAAATATTAAAAAAAGGTAATACTGTAGAGTTAAAAAAAGAAAAAGGTTACATTGTTATCGTGGAGATACAACGTAAAGCAAAACACAAATCAATATTGTAGATACGCATAAATGGTTGCGTAGAAACAGTCAACAGGGACTATGAGATATTCTCATAGTCCTTTTTTTTATTTCACAAGAGGGAACTTGTAAAAACGCAATTGGGAGAAAACCCAACTCAAAAACGGAATTTAAAATGCAGTGAAGCATTACAAAAACGCAGGAGGATTAAAATGCCAAAAATCGAAACAGGAAACATTGAAGGCTACGAGAGTATGACTGTGGAACAAAAGTTGTCAGCCTTGGAAAACTATGAGCTTCCTGATAGCAATTCAGAGCTTGAGAGGTACAAGAATGCTGTCAGCAAAGCCAATTCAGAAGCTGCAAGCTGGAAGAAAAAGTATCAGACTCAGCTCTCAGACGACGAAAGAAGCAAACAGGAACGAGAGGACGAATTAACAACGTTGCGCTCGAAAGTGGAGGAAATGGAGAAAGAAAAGCTTGTGACAGGGCATACCGCCCGCTTCCTCGCTTTAGGGTATGAAGAAGCGTTAGCTAAGGAGACCGCTCAAGCTCTCGCCAACGGTGAGACTGATAAGGTTTTTGCAAATCAAAAAAAGTTCCTTGAAACGCACGATAAAGCATACAAAGCTTCGCTAATGAAAGAAACCCCCACACCCCCTCCCGGACAGAGCGGAGAACAGAAAAAGGATTACACCGCAATGATTGAAGATGCTCAGTCTCGCGGGGATTTTGGGGCGGCTGCTTATTATATGCGTCTCCGGGAACAAGAAAAAACTAATTAAAGGAGAACGTAAAAAATGGCAGACACTATTGCTACAAGTTTCGGGGTGTTGAATTACTCCGGAATGTTATTCAACAAAGGTAATACAAGAACACCTTTGTCATCGCTTATCGGCGGAAAGATGAAAACTACCAACAGCACCGAGTTTGTTGTAGGTCAGAACTACGAAACTGCGGGTGGCACACAGCCGGAAATAAGCGAAACCGCGTCGCTTACTGCTCCCGATGCAAGCGTCGTAACACGTACACAGATGACTAACGTCACACAGATTTTTCAGGAGACGGTAGGCATATCTTACGCTAAGCAGTCCAATATGGGAACTCTTGCAGGTGCTAATATCGCTAATCAGGTTGCAAACCCCATTAACGAGCTTGACTTTCAGGTGGCTGCAAAGATGCAGAAAATAGCACGTGACCTTGAGTATACATTCGTCAATGGTGCATACAGCAAGGCCACATCTGACGCGACATTTAATAAGACAAGAGGTCTCGTTACCGCTATAACCACTAACGTTAAGGCAATGGCCAAAAAGCCACTCGGTCTGTGGGATGTTGCCGATATGGTTAAGAAAGTATACGAGAGTAATGCTCCTACTACTGGACTTTGTCTCTGGTGTGACGCTGTAACGATGTTCCAGATTAACGCTGACGCGGTACAGAACGGACTTACTGTCGTTCCTGCGGCGCGTGAAGTTAACGGTATATCTCTTTCAAGCGTCGTAACACCCATCGGCGTTGTGTATCTCTACCTCGGTGAGTGTTTACCGGCAGGTACTGCTCTTCTTCTTGACCTTGATGTAATAGCACCTGTCGGACAGCCCGTTCCGGATAAGGGCAATTTCTTCCTTGAACCTCTTTCAAAGGTTGGTGCAGGCGAGAAATATCAGATATTCGGTCAGATGGGTCTTGACCACGGCCCGGAGTGGTATCACGGAAAATTTACGGGTATTTCTACCACTTTTGAGGCACCGAAATACAGCCGTAGCGTTTATGTTGCAGGTGGTTCTATTAACACCACTACTGCCGCTGTGGGCGGTTAATAAATCAAAGGAGGCAGACAAATGACCGAAGAACAGAAACTCTCGCTGTTAAAAGCAATGATAGATACAGACGAAGAGGATGTGTCTGACGAGACTTTGTCTGCCTATTTGTTTTTAGCCGGGTGCAAAATTATGAGGAAACGCTATCCGTTTCATACCGATAAAACAGAAGTGCCCGAGAAATATCAGGCATTACAAGTGGAAATAGCGTGTTATCTCATTAACAAACGCGGTGCAGAGGGTGAGACAACCCATAGCGAAAACGGTATTTCCCGATCATATGAAAGTGCGAGCGTACCGAGCAGTATGTTAGACGGTGTTATTCCTGTCGCAAAGCCTTTTAGTTTCGGCGGTGATGACGTATGAAATCACTCCAAAGAAACAAACAGACATTTTACTATTCCAATTACGCAGGTAAAAAGCCGGTGGTGGACGACAGCGGAAATGAGACGGGAGAACCTGAAATCATATATACCCCTCCGCTACGCGCCAAAGCGAACATTTCCGCCGCGCAGGGTGAAACACAGATTGAACAATTTGGCACATCTATAACGTATGACCGTGTCATTGTTACAACAGAGCGATTACCTATCGATGAAAATTCCATCTTATGGGTTGATGTTTTACCCGATTTTGAGAACAGAGCACTCAAAACCGAAAGAGGCAAGCTAATAGACAGCGAGAACGGTGAAGTGCTGTTAACAGAAGGTGCAAAAATTCCCGGAAATTACGATTACATCGTTAAAAAAGTAGCCACTTCTTTAAACAGTATGTCTATAGCTATTAGCAAGGTGGACGTGTCGTAATGGTTATTAAGGTAATAGGGGCTGACAGTTTAATCAACAAACTAAAAGCCTATCAAAAATCTCTCGAAGAAAAGCAACATCGCCTTTTAGACGAGCTTTTCAAGATAGGCATTGACGTTGCGAGCGTCAAATTCCAAACAGCACAGTACGACGGTGATAACGATGTGGTTGTTAATCGCCAGCCTGAGTGGGTCGGAGATAACAAACTGTTTCTGACGGCGACCGGCAAAACCATTACTTTTATAGAGTTCGGCACGGGCGTACATTACGCAGAGCAGCACCCGAAGGCTGCCGAACTCGGCGCTGTCAGAGGAGTATACGGGCAAGGTAAAGGCTCCAGTGATACGTGGGGATATTATGGCTTTCCCGGCACAAACGGGCGTGAGAGGAAGGACACGGACAAAGGGACGTTAGTTCTTACTCACGGTAACCCCCCTGCTCGTGCGATGTACGACTCCGCTAAAGAAATGCGTAATCGAATTGTAGATAAGGCACGGGAGGTGTTTGGAAAGTGATAGACATCGAGAATGAAGTTTTCACAAATGTTAAAACCGCGTTGACAGAACAGTTTCCGAACATCTCTGTGGAAAGTGTTACAAATTACAGCCCCTCCAAATTTCCGTTTGTGTGTATTGAAGAGACAGACAACTATTCGTATGTTTCTACAAGAGATACGGACAGTAATGAGAACCACGCTGTTGTAGTGTTTGAAGTTAACGCTTATTCCAATAAAGCGGCGAGAAGAAAAAGCGAGTGCAAAGCTATCATAGCAGCTGTAGATAAAGTAATGCTCGGGTTAGGCTTCACTCGTAATACGAAAACCCCAATCAATTTAGACGATGCCACCAAATACCGTATTTTTGCACGATACACAGCGGTGGTATCAAAAACCGATACAATTTATAGGAGGTAAAATAAATGGCTATCTCAACGTATAAGGTCTTCCTTATGAAGAAAGGAACTACCGGAGATACATACGAAAAACTTATTGATATTAAAGAGTTCCCCGACCTCGGCGGTGCTCCGGAAATGCTCGAAACAACGACCTGTTCCGACCCCGCACAGACATACATTAAAGGTATTCAGTCGCAGGATGCGCTTGAATTTACCGCTAATTACACTAAAGAGGATTACGACAAACTCTCTAAGTTAAGCGGTATTGAGACTGACTACTCCGTGTGGTTCGGTGGAACAGAAACGGCAGGTAAAGCCACCCCTACCGGCTCAGACGGTAAGTACGATTTCAAAGGTGATTTGTCTGTATATATCACCGGTGGCGGTACTAACGAAGTCGTAAGTATGACGGTTTCTATAGCTCCGTCAACCGTAATAAGTCCTAACGCAGCAGGTTAATGTGAGGAGGAGACATAATGGCAAAACAGTTATGTATTAAATACAACGACAAGGAGTATACGTTGGAATATACTCGCAAATCCATTGAGCTGATGGAGAGGAGAGGTTTCAAAATATCTGATATTCAGGATAAACCCGTAACCACTCTTCCGGCATTGTTCGCGGGAGCGTTTCTCGCACACCACAAATTTGTAAAACCCGAAGTCATCAATGAGATATTCACGAAGTTGACAAACAAGGACGAGCTTATTAATAAACTCGCTGAAATGTACAACGAGCCTATCATTGCTATGTTAGGCGATACGGAAGACTCCGAGGGAAACTTGAACTGGGAGCCGAGCTGGTAAGTAGCCCGTCTCCCAATAAGGGGGGCGAGTCTGAAAACGACTCTGCTCCCCTTGTTTCATATACGGAGCAGTTTTATCTTTACTTACCGTTCTATCTGTCAATAGGGATGACCTATGACCAATACTGGAATGAAGATTGCTGCTTAGTTAAATATTATCGTGAAGCCTTTAAACTACAGAGAGATAGGAACAACGAGCAGTTGTGGCTACAAGGTATGTACATATACGAAGCTTTTTGTGACGTATCGCCCATACTTAATGCTTTTGCAAAAAAAGGTACAAAGCCTCTCCCCTACCCTACACAGCCGTATGCAATAACCAAAGAGGAAGCCGAGCGTAGACGTGTAGAAAAGGAAAAAGCAGAGTACGAAAAGATGAAAGCAAAAACAGCCGCTTTTGCGAGTATGTTTAATGCTTCTTTAGACGCTCAAAGAAGGGAGGTTGAAAACGGTGAATGATAATGTTATTGATACTCTAACTATTAAAGTGGAGGCTGACACAAAAACAGCCACCAACGGTTTAACCGATTTACAGAAGACTCTTTCAAAATTTCAAGGCGTGTCTAAGACTTGCTCAACCTCTACAAACACAATAAGTTCGAGTTTCTCAAATCTTAAAGGTAAGTTGCATAGTACTACAGCGTCTTTTCGCAAAGTAGTAAAAGTGTTTGGCGGTTGGTTTAATGAGACTAACGATTATGTTGAAGCACTTAACTTATTTAATGTAGCGTTGGGTGATTGTGCCGGGGCTGCAAAAAAGTATGCTGAGAGTGTATCAGCTATCGCGGGCATCGATGAGAAGGAATGGATGACGTATCAAGGCGCGTTTTATCAATTGGCCGACGGGTACGGTCTTGCTTCTGATGCTTCCGAAAGAATGAGCAAAAATTTAACGCAGTTAGCGTTCGACTTATCGTCTCTTTGGAATGTCGATGCAGAGACCGCCTTTCAGAAACTCCAGAGCGGTATGTCAGGACAAATTAAGGGGCTTAAAGTATGGGGTATTAACGTATCTGTTGCTCAGTTAAAAGAAACGGCTCTTGCCCACGGTATAGACCTCGCTACGTCAAAGATGACCGAAGCTCAAAAGGCAACGCTAAGATATATAACGATTATGGAGCAAACGTCAAAGGCTCAGGGAGATATGGCGAGAACTATAGCCACCCCTGCTAACGCTCTGAGAATTTTAAACGCTCAGTGGACGCAGGCGAAACGAGCAATGGGACAAGTTGTGAGTGTGGTTGCCGTTGAGGTTATTCCTTGGTTTCAGGCTCTTGTTCAAATTATTAAAGAGGTGGCGCAGGCACTCTCGAAGAAGAAGTACGAACCTTTTACAGCCGATTTAAAGGATCTATCAAATACAACGATAGACCCCAAACCTTTTGATAAAGTTTCTGACAGTTTAGGAAAAGCGACCGAAAGTGCTAAAGAATTAAAAAAGACGATATTAGGTATCGACGAGATTAACGCTCTCACTGATAATTCGGTATCTTCTCCCACGGCAGGCACAGCCGGAACAGGTAACGGTTACGCCTCCGATTTCGGGCTTGATTTAGGGAAATATGACTACGACTTTTTATCAGGTCTCGACAGTACCGACCTTGATGACAAAAAGAAAAAGCTCAAGGAAATATTGTCTTATGTAACGGCGATAAGTGCCGGTTTTGCCGCTATGGCAATATCCAAAAAACTAATAGACGGTATCAGTTGGCTTCAGAAAGCTTTAGGCGGTGTCAAAAGTCTTTCCTTGAATTGGTCGATTTTCGGAGCAGCAGCTTTCTTTTCTGACTTGGATAAGTTGAGACAGTACATCAAGGACATAGAAGATAACGGGGCTAACTGGTCTAATGTGTCAGGTGTGCTCGGCGAGTTTGCAGGTTCCATAGGTGATGTGCTTTTAGTGCTCGGTAAAACTGAGATAGCCGCTCCGCTTAAAGCGGTTCAAGGTATAACCGAAATTATTAACGGTGTAAAAGGTTTATCCGACGAAGATACCGAAAACGACATTGACAGCGCGTGTACTGCTATACGCGGCTTAGGTGATGTCGGTATCGCTATAGGAGCCGCAACTAAAAATATGACTTTGGCAGGAGCAAGCGGTGCTCTTGTAGGCCTTACCGGTATTATCTCAGAGTTAAGTGAGAATTGGGAGGCAATTAAGTCCGGCGATTGGAGCGGTGTAGATAAGGTTTCTCTCGCAACAAATGCCGTGTATGTGTTAGCGGGTTTAGCAACCGCTCTTGGCGCGTTCAATAAGGCGAAAGACGCGACCGACTTAACTAAAACAACAGAGAAACTTGATGAAGTTAAATCTGCTACCGAGTCTGTTAGCACTTCAACGTCCGCGTTGACCTCTAAGCTGACTACCCTTGTTAAGAACCTCGGCTTGGGTTTGGTAGTAATAGCCGAAGTAGCAGTAGCAGCAGGGCTAATTGTCGGTGCTATATGGGGCTTAGGGCTTATGTTACAGCAAGTCGGTGAGGCGTGGCAGCCTGTACTTGACAACGGTTCTACGGTCATAACTGCGTTAGGGCTCGGCACGGCTTTATTGTTAGCGGTAGGAGTTGCGGTAGCAGCTCTCGGAAATACCGGGCTCGGAGGAGTGGCTACTTTAGGCGTAGGACTGTTAGCTCTTTTGGAACTCGACGCCGCTGTTTTGTTATTTGTCGCCGCTATTTGGGCGGTAGGTTATGGCCTCAACCAAATAGGGATAGCGTGGCAACCCGTTCTTGACAACGGCGAAACGGTTACCGCGGCTCTTGAGAGAGGTACTCTTTTATTGTTGGCCGTAGGTGTTGCAACGGCAGCTCTCGGAGCAATAACGGTAGCCTCAGCCGGCGCGCTTCCCGTCGCGGTAGGTCTCGGTACCGCTATGTTGGTGTTACTCGCTGCTGCATTTGTTGATTTTATTGCCAGTTTGGTTGTTGTTGCAGACCAAATAAGCGTTGAACTATACCCTGCATTTGAGCGAGTTAACAGCGTGTTGCCGAGTCTTACTACCGATATGAGCAATTTTAAAGACTTTATGGGTCAGTTTGCGTCAATGGCTGCATCTTATGCTGCCGATAGTGCCATAGCGGGACTTAGCAATGTTGTGGGTAACATTGTCAACTTATTCACGGGTGACCCTATACAGAGGTTTGCTGATAACGCCGACAAGCAGTATACACAGGCATCTAATTTGAACAAAAAGCTTCAGCTTGCTAATCCCGAATTAACCACAGCCATAGCTCTTCTTACTGCTTATAACAACTTGTTCTCAAGACTTGAAGCGTTAACAGGTCAAAATTCAAACATACAGTTGGCACAAGGCGTGTATGCGAACCTTAAAGAGGTCGGTAAAAAGCTTGTGACAGGTCTTGTGGACGGTATTAAGGGCGAAATGAGTTCTCTTAGTAATACGATGAGACGCCTCTTGAGCGATAATGTTTCGTCACGTGATGCTTCGTCTCTCGGTAAAGATTACGGCAGGGAGTTCGCCAGAGGTATATCAAGCGGCTTCAAGGGCGCGTCTTTCCCAACGCTCCACGGTAACGTTGATGTATCTGCAAGCGGATATGTCAGTCTTTCCCTTAAAGCGTATGCAAAGGGTGGTTTTGTTGATAACGGACAGATGTTCATCGCTCGTGAAGCCGGTCCAGAAATGGTCGGTACGATAGGCAATAAGACATCCGTCGCAAACAATGAACAGATAGTCAGCGGTATCGCACAAGGTGTTTCGGACGCTAACAGCGAACAGAACGCACTTCTGCGCGAACAGAACAATCTGCTAAGACGTTTACTCGAAAAAGACCAAACCGTAAGGGCTGTTATATCAGCAGGTGATGTTGTTGACGGTCTGAACCGTAAGAACCGTCGAGACGGTAAAGTTACCGTCCCTGTAGGATAAGGAGGTGCAACGTATGGAATTTAACCCTATTAAAAGTGTAGACGGAAAAACTTGTCGTTGTCCCTCCTCTTATCAGTGGAAGCTGGCTGACGTGTCAGCTTCCGACGCAGGG